GCGCCCATGTCCAACAATGCCGCCGTTGCTCGCTTAAAGGTATTCGGGTTGTCAATGCCTTTAAATGATGCTAAAACACCCATCATTGAAAGCGTTGTTTCATCCCCTACGCCAGTAGTCTTTTGAAGCTCGGAAGCGTATTTTTTCATCTGCGAAACGGTCACGCCAGTCGCGTATCCGGTAGCCCTTAGTACACCAGCCAGCTTTCCTTCTGCTGCCGCCTGTACGTTGTACGCATCGACCATCTTCTTGCCTATAGCAATAGCCGCGCCACCAATAACGCCAAGCCCTGCCGCTGCCGCCTTTCCGATTCTCAGCGCGCCCGCCCCAAGCGATTTAATCGACTGACCACCAATAACGCCAAGCCCTGCCGCTGCCGCCACAAGCGATTTAATCGACTGACCAACAGCATTGAAAGCCTTGGCCGTCATGTTTTTTGCAGTTAGTAAAAGCGTGATTTTTTTATCCGACATTTGTTTTCATCTCCTTATCACGTTTCACAATTTCATGAATCGCATATGCTAAAGCAAGATTAGCTCGGTCTTTCAAAATGTTTCCCGATTTTCCGCTGTCTGCTTGTGCCTGAATTGCCGATGTCGTGAGCATGTCCACAACGTATGACAGAGAAACATAACGCTCCCACATGTCCACATCGCCGCCGTGTAATGAGTGCATCATGATGACAATCTGACCGCATGTTGGCGTTTTTTCTGTCGGATCTTTTGGCAGTTCGTCGCTTTCGCCTTGCGATTCGATATACATGCAAGCCGCCGCAAGTTCGCCGTCGGTGCAAGTCAATTTTTTACGCCACGCCTTGACTTCCTTTTTACCTGCAAGCTCGATTTCTTCGCGTCCATGAGCCTGAGCGTATGCAAGGGCGGCGTTCCCGCATTCGCATCCGATCGTGTTAAACCATTCGCAAGCCGCAATAGTCCGAGGCCAAAGCCACGCGCCACCGACCTGAATAGGCCGACCGCGCGCAAGCTCAATACGATTTGAAGGGGACTCGATTTCCCAGCATAGAGCATTGATTAAAACAATGTCCGAATCGGTGATATTAACACCGATCCTACGAAGTTCCGCAAGCTCTGCAATTGCTTGATCTGATAACCCCCTTTGTTCTCTCATTGCTAACCACTTTCGTTTTATGCGCTTGTGTCGCGTTCCCAAATCATTTCAGCCGTTGCCGTTGCAGTGTGATAAGCCGCCTGACCTTCTGCCGCTCCAGGTGCTTGGGTTTCGGTCCAATCGCCTGCAAGCGTCCACGATGCCGCCGCTTCAATTGCCGTAAACGTTGCGCCCATAGTCAGTGGCCCGCCTGATATACCATGAGCGGCAGGCTCTCCTACGCCATCAGGAACCATTGCAAGGTCAAGCGACCCGCTAATAGAAGAGTCTGTCAGACTGCAATCCGCGCCCGTAGTGAACGCTAATTCTTGCGCCCGCTTTGCCGCAACAATTGAAAACTCTGGGAATGTCCACGTGTTGAGTTTTCCGGTCGGTTCCGTGATTGCTTCCGTTCCGAGTTTTCCTGAAATGACGATCTTTGGCCAGTCCCCGTTTGACGTATTGATAGCAACGGAAAGAACGGTTTTTCCTACTGCAAGTTCTCCTCCCTTGAGAAGCGAGGATGATAGCGTTCCCGACTTTAGGAGGAAAGTCCCCGATGCCTCCGCAAGTGCTCCCGCAGTATTACCGTACCACGTTGAGGCGGCAATGTCGCCGTTAGCGTCCGGTGCATCTGCGCGGCTCATCGCGTCTGGCGTTTTGCTCGCATCAATTAGTTCAAGTTTATCGGCAAGCGTTCCCTCCCCATCAACGATTGCAAGAATGCCGAAATGATCGGTTAAAGCTCCAAATTGTGCTGCCATGTTAGACCTCTACTTTTTCCGCCGTTTTGACTGTCGGCTCTGGTTGTTTTTTGACTGTTTTGGCGTCTGGTTTTTTGCGCTTGGATGTCCAAGATTTTTGTACAAGTTTCGTTTTCATTTATTGCCTTTTTTTGTAACTGAAGTGAATGACCATCGAAAAGCCGATTGTGTTTTTGCTGTCCTCAGCTTCGGGCGGTGTTGCGTTTGCGAGTGTGATCCCGCCGATGGCTATTTGATTTGAGTAATATTCTTCGACAAGTGACTTGAATTCTGCGAAAGTGTCAGCCTGACCGTTGATAAAATCGCGGAAAATCCCGACCGCAACGCCGTGGACAGAATCATACATTTTGCTGATAACGCTATGGTCTTTGTCGTCTTCTGTAAGAGTCTGAATAACTACGTCGCCTGTGCTTGTGCATGTCGCTTGGCTCTCGTCTATTTCTTCGGGCGCGAAACGGATATCAATCATTGGGTATTGCTCGTCGATAGACGCCTTCCAAGACCCGTCAAAAGCCAGCGATTGCCACGGCCTGAGAACCGTCTTAGCTCCTACGCCCGACGCTCTGACCATCTTGCAAAATGCCATCTCGAAGGCTTTAGATACGTTCATTTTAAAATCCCTAGTTTGTCATTGATTTTCTTTGCCATCGACGATGCCGCATTGCTGATCGCGTTATTGATTGAGCTTTCGCCATGTTTCAGTGCTTCAATTGTATAGCGTAAATTGGTTATAATCTTGATAAATGGTGCAAACGTACTGCCTCCGACTTTTACGGACGCCACATTTTGAACACCCATAGCGTAAACATTTCCACCGCTAAATAGTCTCTTCTTTGCTGAGTGCCAGCATTTTTTAGCAAGTCCACGACGGCCGATAATCCGCTTAGGGGAATTCTTGACGCTCGGTAAATTCTTATCTTCTTGTGTGTCTGGTATTCCGGCTATTGGTATCCATTTGTTTTTAGTCGGCCCCCAATGGCTTTTGAACTCTCGTCCGTCTTTTTCGACAAATCTAACCCCGCCAAATTCACCAGTTTTATAAATTGGCACAAAATACGATTTGCCAGTTCCGACGCGCCACTTGTTCACTCCCCACTTTGCCCGCCTTGCGTCCGTCTTCGCGTTCGGGTGTGGATTCGGGACTATCTTTCTAAGCTTAGGAGATTGTTTGGTTTCGCCTGCAAGCGTACTGCAAAGGTTCACAGCACCCCACTGCAATGCTTGTTTAGGTGTCTTTTTTAACGCCTTCTCTGCTCGTTGCATCTGCTGTGCAAGTGATCGCATGTCCGATGGATTGATCTTAATGTTAAGCACTTGCAACCTCCATATCAATCATGATGATCCCACCAATAACGGTTGTCTGTGCAATCCTATACTTTTCAAACTTCCCGACAATTTCTATCTCGCAAAGTTCACCTCTTGCGCTTGCCATTTCCGGCAAATCGGAGAGACGAAACTTTACGCGTTGGCTAACGACTTCAGTTCTCCCGTTGTCAGAATACGCTAAACTCTTTTTGCTTGCAGTCATGACGGCTTTTGACACAATCTTTCGACCATAGCGAAAACGGCAACGGCTCTCTTCAAAGCCGTCCCACTGCGAATCAAAGATGTCTTCTGAGTTTGTCATTTCGTAAATTATGAAAAGCCACGCCCTCGAAAGGTTGCCGCAGAGGGAATGCGGCGGGCGTGGTGATCCCTCTTATCGGTCGGGAGTAACGACCTTATCAGTTAGCGAGAAAGCAACACGCGAACGGTTGTATTTGAGATTGCAGCCGCTTCAACGGCATACCCCAAAACGGGGTCTGAGCTAGAAGTTGCGTCTGCGCATCCATTGGACACAGTACCGCCATAAGGCGAGCCGTCAGCATCCCAATAGATTTTAGCACCTGCCGTAATCGCGGCGGTAGACTTTTCGACATCAAACACGCCAGCGACAGCCAAAGCTCCTTGCTCGTCTGCTTTAATGTCTGTTTTTGCGATACCAACGACGCTACCCTGTACAACAACGTCGCCAGCATCAACAGCCACCGAGGGTGTGTAGTTTACGGAGTCGCCGGATTGGACGAAAACGCCCTGAATCGCGAATGCACTAATAGCGCAAAAAACGCTAATGAATGCCGTGACAATATTCTTCTTTTTCATAATTATTAAATTCCCTTTGTTGTTTCTGTTAATTTACGGACGGCATATTTCAGCCGCCCGTATTGTTGTTTAGCCGCCTGCGGAATAAACCGCGGCTTTTGGTTCTGCGAATGCAACGCCGTAATCGTACCAGCAACGGACCTGAGTGCCGAGGGTGTTGAAGTCCGTTTCAGCGGTCTCCACCCAAGGTTCTTGACGCCCGTTCAAGAATGCGGCTTCCATGAGCGGGATGCCCATAGGGTTAGCAACCAACGCCCAACCTTTTCCAGTTAGATAACTGGTTACGGCGGGATTGAATCGCCCCGTATAGATGTTGTTATTCAGCGTTGCCTCTGAACCGCCAGTGAGTCCGGTAGACGTGAACAGCTCTGCTGCAGTTGCCGCGTTTGCCGGGCTAACGAGTAGCGTTGTGGCTTCTGCTCCGACTGGGTTTCCGTCCGAATCTTTCAGACCCAAGAAAGCCGCATCTGCAAGTTTTAGATTCGCCAAAGACAAATCTTTTTTGTCAAGCAGATTTCCTTTTCCAGCAGTAAATGCTGTAGCGATTGCCGCCGTGAAAGCCGCCCAAAAGTCCGTGTTGAAAGTACGGGCTGCGGCAAAACCGAGTCGTAAAGGAGTCTCGGTTAAGATTCCGAGATCGTCATTGATCCAGTCCTTGCGGGTGATAGCAAGCATTAAGGCTTTTGTGTCAGCTTGAATGCTTCGCGTTTCATCGCTCAAAGAGCCGTGCTGAATCTCGCCAGTCTTCGATAAATCCTTGAGCAGATTCGCCATGACCAAGCGGACGCCAGTGTTTGCCTTGAAGTCCTTTACGGAACGAACGCCAGCCACGCGACGCCAAGTCTGTTCAACAGTGCCGTAACCCTGAGCAATGAATTTGTTCGCGATGTTTGAAATTACATTTCCAATTGCAGCGGTTGAAAACGCGGCATGAAGGAATTCGCGAGTGTGCGAGCTTGAAACATTAAGTGACTTTCCGGAAGTCGCAAGACAGGCGCGAGCCAAGTCTGTTAGACAATGGATTTCCAGCGATTCGGCGGCGTCGAGAGTGGCTTGATTGTACTTCTTGCCAACGTCTTTAAGCCCTGCACGAATGGCAGTAGCAGCCTCGATTGCGGAGGCTGTCATTTCTGGTTTTGCGCCCGCGTTGATGTTCGGACCGTTCGGACGTTCTGACTGAATCTTGAACGTTTCGATCTCTGCTTTTTGAGCTTTGATAATTGCGTCCTTGACAGCGTTTTCGGTCTTCGCCTTGTCCCATCCGTCCTTGACCGCGCTTGCGGAGATTTCGGGGTGATCCTTAGCAATGTTCCGCACTTCTTGGATGCGGCTTTCTTCTGCTACGGCGGCGGCGCGAATGTCTTCGGCGGTCGGTGCAGTTGTGTTTTTAGGGTCCATGTTTTGTCCTTTTTCTGCGTGTTGTGCGGCGATTGCCGCGCTTGTTGACTTGTCCGCACCCAGCGGCAAGATTGAGATTTCATTCAAGATTGATTCTACGACTAGCGTAAACGGCCCTTGTAGGGTTTGCCCGTTTACTTCAACGCTTTCATTGTCGGGTATATCGCGAGTTTTCACAGGGTCTGCACCGATAGAAAGCTGGAACTTGTACCCGTTTTTTGCAAGGGTCATCATTGAATCTACGGTTTCGCCTGAACCCATGACAGCACCAGTTGCCGTGAGCGTGTTATCGGATTTCACCTTGTCCGTTTGCCCGATAATGTCATTGATCGAATAGGTCGAATGCGCGTAAAGAATTGGCACGACATCGGATGTCTGCATGCCAGCCAAATCTACAACCACGTCACCCCAGTATCGGACGCGCATCTTGCCGCCGCTGTAAGCCTCCATCGTAATTCGTGGAAGTTTTGCGGGCTTCCCCTCCTCTGGTTCTGCGGCGGCTTGTATAGTGCAAAAACCGGATAACATTATCCGCTTGTCTTCGTCATCATTTTTCTGTTTTGGCATTGTTTTTCTCCTCAAGTTTTTTATCAATTTCCTCTTCGACATCTACGGGTTCGGCGGCTTGTTGAGAGTCGCCCCTTGGATATGGAGCCGGAGGAAGTTTTGCCTCTTGCCGTGCTTCGTTCCACAAGACTTCTTGTGTAACCATTTCTCTGATTCTTTGCTTCTCTTCGCGCTTCCAGTCCTGCCCGCGCTTGCCGTAATATGCAGCTTTCGTAAGGGATCCGTTATTAAATCTCGTATTGTCTGCGTTTGCTTCTTTTGCTGGGTCTACGTGATCGCGCCCTGAGAAGTTCCAAACGTGGTCGGAAATTTCCGCAAGCTGTTCACGACTCAAAGAACGACGCGCCGAATACTCGTCAAGCCATGCGTCATAAATTCTATCTAGCACTTCGTCTATGAGGTCTTGACGCTCTATATTGATGCTCCGGTCATAAGTCTGATGGTCTAGGCGTCCGCTTGCATAGTTGTAGCCCGAAGAATCGCACATTGCGATATTCAGCGGCATGTTAAGCGAGCGTCCTGCCTCATTGATAATCTGGCGTTTAAAAGTTTCATAAGTCGTTGAAGGATGCTCAGATTTAAGCTGCGTTAAGTCCCATCCTTCAGGAAGCGACATTATAGAATTTCGCTCGACATCCAAAACGGTTACTGGATCGGCCAATTCAGCCGCCAATTTCTCAGGCAATAAATCAGTGTGCATTATTGCCGATATTTCAGCCGCACGACTAGCAGACTCGATTACCGCGCTTGTAAATCTCCGGAGTTGCCCGAAAAGAGAAAGACCAGCGATTATTTCAGAGATTCCGCGCACTTGCCCAGGACGGTCTGCCCTGAAATAGTGCATCATAAATTTCCGCGGAATCCAACTGCCTGCGCCCGTTGAAATTGTGCGGTAATCGCCCGGATGGACTTTCAAAAGCCTGTATTCTGTCGGGTTGTAGGCCTCGTCAAATTTGATTCCGTCGATTTGATCGTCCTTTGCCAAGTTGCCTATCCATCCTTCAATCATATCGCACTCGATAACGCGCAAATCTAGCTTAATTTCTCCGCGCAATTTGCGATTCGTGATAAACATTGCGAAGGATTCACCGTCGCTTATTTTCGCGTGTTGCATCGTGCGGACTTTAGACCATAGCTTTATATCTTTAGCCCACTTTTCAAAGTCTTTTTCTACTCTTTCGGCAAGTTTTGAATCGCCTAGTTGAAGTTGAATTGAAGGCCCAATTACATCATTTGCCTTTGTTGATACGATTCCGGCGGCGTAGCTGTTATTTGCTATTTCATACCGCGCCCGTTCTCTCGTTATTTTACGAACAGATGGAGAATTTGCCGTCGCACTTGAAAGAGAGTCAACGCCTAGCCACAGATTAGCGTTTTCTTTCGTCCGTTGCGCTACGTCATAACGAGCAGAGACGCGGCCACGACTTACGTCGTCCGCGCTGAACTTGCTACGTATCACAGCATTTGATTGTGTGGGCTTCGTTGGCATTAGTATTGCTCAGGCCCCCTCATTACGCCAATACGAACGCCCATGAATTTACCCATCTTGCCAGTACGCGCAAGATGCTTGTCTGCGGCGATTGCATCAGGAATTGAAACCTCGGTCTTGCTTCCAACGTCGCTTGATACGCTTTGCGCTTTATTAACAAGTTCAGAAACTCGCTCTAGTGGTGTTTTGTCTGCCATTGTATCCCCCTGAATGGCTCCACTTATAACACCCTAGCAAATGTCTGTCAATACACCGCGAAACAATGTTACATATTTGTAATATATAGGCTAAATATGTTCATAAGTTCGAAAACTCTTTCCACAGTTCGCACAAATCCTTTGTCTGATCCTGTTACCTGATTCTTTATTTCGGACATACGAGACTTTAGTCCTTTTGCATCCGCATTTAGGGCAACAAATCCCAAGTACTGGCGTTTCCTTGTTCGGATTATCGCCGCCGTAATCATCCGGCCAAACCTTCCGAGCTACTGTATCAAATGCCATTTTGTTACCTCCGGTTTAAATCTGCTTGCGTGTATTTTTTTCGCGTTCCAACTGGCCTGCCTGTCGCCACCCCGCCCGTCCCGATACCCATAACCCCCGCGAAAGCATAGCCCTGCGACATCGCATCCCCGTAATCGTGTTTTAGCGTTGACTTGCGTACATCGTAAATCATGCGCCCGTTAAGTTCAACCTTCCCGATAATCTGCTCACGGCTGCACTGTTCTGCAAATTCATTATGTTTGCCTTTTGGTAATTCGCACGATCCCGCCGCCGATGGTGTGCCCGACCACGCTAGATGCGACTGCTCAAGCCAGTAGTGCTGGTTGAAGATTATCCAGCGACGCAACGCAGAAGCCCTCACGATATGCGCTTGCTCTCGAACGATAACGCCATACTCTCGCTTCTCTTGCGTCTTATACTGCTTTCCAGCGCGCCCGAACGCTGTTATTGCCGCGATTCCGCACGCCCTTACAGCCGTTGCAGCAAAGTCAATAACAGTGTTTTCCGGTGAACCGCCGCCATCTATTACCCAGTCAGTCACCTTGCATGGAAGGGTAGAAAGAAACTTGCCGTGTTTGTCAAGCTCGTTCGCAATGTATGACTTTTTCTGAGCGTCAGTCCAGTCGTACACGCAATCCATTGGATGAAGACCGTACCACAAAACCGCTGATCTCTGATTCTCACCGAACGCTAGAACGATTGTCGATATTGCATACGACGGGTTAATGTCCGATGTGGCTATAATGATCTTTGCCCATTCAGGAACAACGCCAGCATCTCGCGAATCGTCCACGCGTGAAAGAATCGTTTTTGCAGATAGGTTGTAGACCGTAACGCCTTCTTTGACTGGTTCCTGTTGCTTTTCGGCCATGAATGAGTAGTACCCCATTTTGCAATAGGTACGAATTACTCCAAAGAACGGGTCGATACAATCTTTCGCCGAATCATACGCGCTTGCGGCTGATAGCTTCATCCCGTCAGTCATGCGCTTTTTGTTCTGCTTGTACCACGCCTTATATGGTCGTTCGTTCTGGATACGTTCGCCCAACTCATCCCAAAGCGTTTTCACTTCGCCGCCGTCAGCGTCCCAGTCTTTAGGCCATTCTAAAATACAGGGAACTCTAATTGACTTCCATGTTTTGCTAGTCAAGTAATGCGCCGTGACGTCCTCCGTTTCGATGCAGTTACAAGCCATGACCATAGCCAAGTCTTTTCCTACCTCGCCGCATCCTGCTACATCGCCGTCGATCTTCTGTATCGTTTCTTCAACCTGTATCGGTGACTTTGCTACTTTACGATCTTGCACATCATCCAACAAAACAATTGACGGGCGAATGACAGACCCATCTGGCTGCGGGTGATTCAATCCGCGTGGGTTCCCGTTGATTGTCGAGCCGCCTATGCACCCGCGATTGTCTGGAAATACAATCACGCCCTCACCGATTGCCAGTTGTGCGCCTGTAGGCTGTAAATTGTGCGCCCAAGTTGACGATAGCAACTTCTGTGAAACTCCTTTACTGTGAACGAACGGGGCGCAATATTCAGGATAATCGGCGGCTATCCTCTGATTGAAGCAAATCGCATTTCGCCAAAATTGGAACGCTCGCTTTTTCGCTGATTCCTGCCACGGTACG